CACCAGCTTCTCAGCCTCTGCTGAGGTGAATTCCTTGGTTTTGAAGTCGATCACCACGCCCTCGCCATCACGGGTGTGCAGGTCGATCTTTCCGCCAAAGCCCAGCTTGTGAGCGAACGACTTCTCTGATGACCAATTGCACTCACCAAAGTGCGCCTTGATGGCTTCGGCCACGCCAAGCTGGTACTCAGCACGATCGGCCACCATGATGCCTTCGTACCAAGACTCGAGGGCTGCGTGGATGTCTGTGCCACGCTCTGCTGCCGCCTTGGCTTGCTCCTTGGAGTCCTTGACCACTCGTTGGATAAACGCCTCTTCAGGCTCTCCATCGCCACGGGGAAGGGTAAGGGCTGCCAACATCATTTGATTGAGCTTCCACGCCTCTAGAGCAGGCTTGGCGGCGCAGTTCATGATGGTGGTGACGCTGGGGACTAAGTCCATCTTGCGTGCGTCTGCCAGCGTTGTGTTGCGTTGGTTGCCGTTTTTGGCGGTAACCGTGTATTGAGGTGCACCGTCACGGGTGTACCAATGTTGAGACTCACTTGCTCTTGCCACGACTGTTGTCATTTCATTTCCTCAAAAGTTGTTTTTCCGTACTGGGTCACATATTTCCAATGCTTCATGCAGGTGGTGCACATGCACTGCCCCGTGGTGCTGTTGCCGTCTGGGTTGATGTTCACGCCAAACTTGTTGTAGATCGGTGGGAAGTACATTGCTGTAGTCATGCCGCCAGTAAACTGAACCGCGCAGTTCTTGTCGCAGTCTCTGCACTCTGGTGGCACTGTCATAGCGTCTCCACCTTCACAGACTTGCACCAATCAGTGAAGAGTTTCCACGCTTCGCCTGCGTCATCGATTTGCTGACCTTTGTAGATGAACCCATCCTTTGTGAGAACCATCACTGGCTCTGGTGGGTTGCCTGATTTGAAGGTGATCTTTCCCTCGTCTTGCTCGCTCATGTTGCCTCCTCAGTAGCGATAGCGTGGTGCGCAGGTGATGTCCACCACCACATCGGCGGTGTACCCGTTGATGCTTCGTTTGCCGTAAATCATTACAGCTCGAGTGCCATTGCCTTCGCAGTCGGCTATGGCGTTGATTACCTCATTGCGACTCATCGCTGGGATGTTGCGATCAATGACGAGGTTTTGTTCTTTGTATGGGGTTGGTTGTGAGCCACACCCCGCAAGGGCTATGACGCCCATGGTTGCCACGACAGTTTTCATTTGTGCTCCTAAAACAGCGGTTTTTGCCTGTTTTTTGGGTTGATCTTTCTGAACTCAAAGAAGCTCTTGGCGTCTGGTTTTTTTAGTGCGTATAGGCGTCCAAGATATGGCACACAGTGATCGTTGATCTTCCATGTCCCGTCCTTCTCTGTGACTGCGGAGTGGTGGCGAAGATACTCAATGATGGTTCTCGATGAGTAGTGCTTGCGCCCCGTGCTCCTCACTCGATCAGCCTCCGACTCGAAGGCCGACCAAATGTGCTGGTTTTCTCGAATCCAACCAGTGAACTCGTCTGAGAACTGGTCGGGATTCATGTCAACTAGCTTGATGATGTCCATGGTCAGAAGGGAATGTCGTCCGCCATGTCCTCAAAGCCCTCGTGGCCGCCAGTATCTGCGGCTTGGCGACCTTGCACTGCTCTCCACTCAGGGGCTGCCTGAATGGTCTTCTTGAGGTACTCACCAAAGGTGTTGAACATCTCCATGTCAGGCTCGCTGATCAAGAAGATGCCGCATTGGTTGTGGCCCTTTGGCAACCCAGCGGTCTTGATGGCTTGGGGGACAGGGGTAACTGCCACCACATTGGCGTAGACGCCGCCACCGCTCTTCTTGGGCTTGTGAGCCACATTGACCATGCACCACTTGTCGAGCACTGACTTGAGGTCAAAACGCTTTTGCTCGTCCTCGGTGAAGGGCTTGCCACGCCAAGACTGCAAATCCTTGCGCAGAGTGGCCTTGTCGCCCCAAGACATGGTGTAGTCCTTGGTGATGATCATTGGCTCGTTCTTGGCTGTCACGATGGGCTTGCCTTCGTCGTCTTCGCCGTGGATTTCCCACACGATTTTCAGCTTGCGCTTGAAGTCCACATTGCCTTCGTACTCCGTTTTCTGAGTGCCGAGGTCAATGATGCGATAGCAGCGTGCGAGGTGCATGCCTGCGGGTACTGGGGTGAATGATCCGCCTGTGTCTTCTACGATTAAACTCATTTTTTCTCTCCAAAAATTTGATTGAACTGCTTACTTAGTTGATTTCCGCTTGGTATCTGTTTTAACTCTTGCTCTACCCTCCAGAGGTTGTACTCCTCTTGCTCTTGTTGGTCTCTCTTCCACTCTTCGTACTCGGTGCTGTTTTTCATCTTCATTTGTATCTTCCTTGCCAAATAAAACTTCGGCTGCTTGTTTAGGGAACTTGGCGCCAAGGTTGGCGATGTTGTTGATGTCAATCACTTCATGAAGGCCGTCAGCAGCCCCAATGAGGTACATGATCTCTCCGTGGTCTGACTTGGCCTTGACGATGCCAATCGTGCCTTTGCCGCCGTTGAACCACAGTGCTTTGATGGGCTTCATTCTTCTTTCTCCAGTGGCACATCGCGCCATTCGCCGCCTTCAACAAACCAGTTGTTTCCTTTGTAAACTCTGTCTTCCCACCATTGCTGGAGGACACGAATTGTTCGGCCAGTAGGTGCGCCGGGATAATCTGGCTGGCTTCGCTCAACAAAGCGCAGCTTGGGTGTTGGTGTCATTGCTCCCTCGCTTTCAGCATTGCGTCTGCTTGTGCGTATGCGTAGTTTGCAACGCTTGGGAAAGGGGTGCCTGACGATCTTGTCATGATGGCCTCCATCGCCTTGGCAGCAAAGTAATCACGCAAGGACATGCCAAAACAAATCGTTGTTTCATTTGGGCCTGATTGAAATTTATGCGGGAAGGCATAGTGCGTTTCGTCTGTCATGGCATGTACCTCCAAGTGACGGTGAAGAATGAGGACAAGACGCCAATGACGCCAAAGTTGAACACGATGGCTCCGATGTAGTCGTACTTGTTCCAAAGGCGCACATTGGACTCGCCGAACAGAGTGCCGATGGCAAAGCCAATCATCATCATGATGCAACCGATGGTGAAGATCATTGCAGGCTCTCCTTGGCCTTCCAAAAGGCGATGAAGAACACAGCCACCACAGTGATCACATAGGTGCAGTACTGGGCGATGCGGCGACGAGACCACTCAGGCTCGATGCCAAGCATGACGCCCTGCCAGAACTCCTCTTCGGGGCTGAGGGTGGGCAGCTTGGGTGTGTAGAAGGCCCCGATCTGGATGCCTGTGCTGGTCACAAAGGGCGAAACGCCCTTGGGTGTGACTGGTGTGTTTGGGTCGATGCGACCAACAGATTTGACTTTCATGCTGTGATCGCCAAGCACTTGCTGATTTGGTCTTCGATCTCACGAATGCGCTTGGCAAATGCGATCTGGGCTTCCCGCTTTTGCTCCTCGAGGGCAGCAACCTTTTGTGGGCGGGGGTCGAAGTCGTCGGGGACTTCAACTTCAAATTCGTATGGCTCTTGACGAACTGGGATGTAGTCCAAGTTGTCCTTGTAGACGGTGCTCAGGAGAACGAACTCTGGCTCTGACATCCACTTGTACTGGCACTGGTGCAAATAACCTTTGATTGTGACTTTCATGATATTTCCTTTGAAGACCGCCGTATCGGCGTGCAAGGATTATGGCACAGATTTTAAGAAAAAATTAAAAGATACCTGAGAATTTTGGTGGGATATTCTTTAACAAGAAGTTAATGTAGAATTTCCGTGCGGTGTAGCTCAGTAGTAGAGCACTCGGTTCATACCCGAAGGGTCAGAGGTGCGATTCCTCTCTCCGCAACCAAGATGAGTGGGGGTTGCCTCTGGGGGTTCTCAGGGGGCCGGACAGCCTCCACCCATGTTGGTGAATGCGCAGGCTGATGCGCAAGACGGAAGTTCAGTGAGTAGTTCTGCCGTTCTGCACAATGCCCGAGATCAGCACGGGCCACCAACAACCAAAACGCATGGGGATTGTCGATAACGATGGCGGAAGTATGTCGCTACCGTGTTATTCGGCGGGCTATCTGGCAAGGAGCCTGAAGCTACGACATAACCAGTCCCCAGCCGTGTTGGTGGCCCAGCGATGGTTTTCCTTGTAAGTTACCGGGCGCTGGTACGGGGTGGTTCCCGGTTGCCACCAACAACTAACACGCATGGGGATTGTGTCTGACGCTATGCACACAGCACAGAGAGTCGGCAGTCCCCAGCCGTGTTGGGTGTTAAGCCAGCGATCGAGGATGTTGACGCAAGCAGTTTTCTGGCTTTCCTGTTTGCCTTGTTGAAGACCGAATCGTGCCTGACAACTAACACGCATGAGGGCCGGCCGAATTGCTGCGGTTCCGAAAGGATAGGGTGGGTTTTATGACCGAGTAACGCCCTACAGCCCTCATCCGTGTTGGTGGAAGTTCGTAACGCCATGGGACGCCATGTGCTATGCCAGCGCGACGCATGTAGCTGGTTGAGATAAGACTCTGGGCGTGGTCACCGAATGCAACGGTAAAGCAAATTGGAGCCACCAACAACCTATTGGGCCTCTGCGGCAAGAGCATTCCTTCGGGTTGAATGACTTGGCCGCCCCGTAACAGTAAGCGGGAACACAACGAGAACAACAATGACGCTTGAGGAATATTTTCGAGAAGAACCACATGGAGCAAAGCAGGAGATGGCCGACTTTTTGGGCGTCTCGCTGACTTGGTTGTCTCTGCTCATCCATGGGAAGCAGCAGCCATCGCCCCACTTGGCCATCAGGATCGAAAAAGCAACACAAGGATTGGTCACCAAAGAAGAGTTGCGAGGCGATGTTTTTTTGGTGTAAACTATTTTGAAACAGGGCTAGGAAGGGATTGATCCCCCTTCCGAAAAGCGTACTCCCCGCCTGCCTGTGTTTCTTTTCTGGGAGTTTGCGGAGATGCTTTATGCACTATTACCAATTCAACATTGGTGACTATTTGAGTCACACACGCCATCTGACGCTCTTGGAGGACTTGGCGTATCGCAGAATGCTTGAGCTTTACTATTTGCACGAACGCCCGTTCGGCGACTGTGTAGCAAGCGTTGCACGCTCGATTGGAATGACTGACTACATTGAAGAGGTTGACAGGGTTCTTGTCGAGTTCTTTGAGCACATAGATGGGTATTTTGTAAACCAAAGAGCTGACAGAGAAATAGCGGCCTACCACGCAAAAATAGAACAGGCGTCACGCGCCGGTAAAGCGTCTGCTGAACGGAGGTCAAGCAAGCGTTCAACGGCCGTTCAACCAACCAATAACCAAGAACCAGTAACCAAGAACCAAAAACCAAAGGATATATATACCCCTGAGTTTGAGCAGTTCTGGCTTGGTTACCCTGAAAAAACAGGCAAAGGTGCTGCCTATGCCAGTTGGAAAAAGATTGCCCCTGATACACAGCTTCGGTCAAATATCATGGCCGCTGTTGCTGCCTACAAGCTGTCCAAAAAGGTCAAGGACGGCTTTGTCAAGAACCCTGCCACATGGCTGAACCAGCGATGCTGGGAAGATGAATTCGAGAAGGACGAGGCTCCAAGCCCATTCGCTGGAGACATCTGATGCGTGGCCACGAACCATTGATTCAAATGAGACTGGAAGGTTTCAAGCCTGCACTCGTCTTCTTGGTCGACACACCACGCCGGCCAGATTGGCACTTGCACGGGGACTCGCCCGAGGTCTCCATCTACGACGACCACCCAGAACGGGCTGATTTGCGTTTTCTGGTCGGTCTAAGGGTCAGCATCACCGCACGCACAGAAAGCCGTGCCAAGGCCTTTTTTGAGGCCGCCAAGCGTGCTGGCGCAGAGATTGTGACCGCAGGGTGGGGTGAGTCCCCAAAACGCAACTGGTTCCGTTTTTACGACAAACGCAACGGATTCGACAAAATTATTGAGGATGAATGGTATGCAGCTTAACTATGTTCCCGACGACATCGACTTTGCCAACTACCTGCAAATGACCGACGCAGCCGCCAAGGTGCGCCCCGCCAAGCAGTGGATGGACGACATCAAGGCCGACCTGACAGCAGCCCCTGAGAAAAAGCGCGTGCACCTGCCTTGGCCAAAGACCCATGGCTTGTTCGACTTCCGCCCCGGCGAGGTCACCCTGTGGTCTGGCCAAAACGGCCACGGCAAATCCATGATGACTGGCCAGATCGCCCTGAGCCTCATTGGCCAAGATCAAAAGGTCTGCATTGCCAGCTTCGAGATGAAGCCGGCCACCACCCTGAAGCGCATGGTGCGCCAGTTCATCGGCATTAACCCATACGACCCAGCGTTTGAGGGCGACAGAGGCCGTGAGACCCTGTTCGAGCTGTACGACGACTTCGGTGGGTGGATCGAGAAGTGGCTGTGGTTCTACGACCAACAAGGCAGCGCCGACACCGAGACCGTGCTGGGCATGGCCAAGTATTGCGCCAGCGAGTTGGGCATCCAGCACATCTTCATCGACTCGCTCATGAAGTGCGTCAAGGGTGAGGACGACTACAACGGCCAAAAGTATTTCGTGGACACCATCACGGCCATCGCTCGTGACTACGGTGTGCACATCCACCTGATCCACCACCTTCGCAAACCCAAGGACGAGAACGAAGTGCCCGACAAGCACGACAACAAAGGTTCAGGCTCGATCACTGACCAAGTTGACAATGTGATGATGGTGTGGCGCAACAAGCGCAAAGAGGATGACATGAAGCTCAAGGGCGACATGAGCAACCACAAGACCGAGCCAGATGCACGCTTACTGTGCCGCAAGCAACGCAACGGAGACCACGAGCCAAGCATTGCGCTTTGGTTCCATGGTGACAGCAACCAATACATTGGCCACGAAGGCGAAGGCCCAATGAAGTTTTACACGGACTTCTGATGTCGTATCTCGAAGAAGCATTCAAACGCACCGTCGAGCACTACGCACAGATGGCTATGAACCCCGGATCAATTGATCACGCAAGACACATGGTCAAGATGATGGAGAAAGACAAGTCTGGCATGTGGACTGGACTTGCAAGAGCGGTAGCAAACAGAATTGAGGAGATCAAAAATGGAACGAGATGAAATCATTGAGATGGCTAAACAAGCTGGCGCTCCAAATAGTTCAGAATCACCAAGTTTTGTTGATTTTCTTGAACTCTTTGCCAAACTGGTAGCAGAGCGTGAGCGTGAGGCGTGTGCAAATGTGTGTGAGGCATATCAAGACCCGTTTGCTGGAAACGCTATGGCTGACGCAATTCGAGCAAGAGGTGAAGCATGATCATCGAGCTGCCATTCCCTCCCATGGATTTATTCCCTAACAGAGCGCAAGGTCGCCACTGGGGTTCGCTCTACAAAATCAAGTCTGACTACCGAGACGCCTGCACCTTGATCGCCAAGACCAAGACGCACGGGTGGAAGCATGACGGGTGGGACATCCACCTCAAGCTGACTTATGTCATGCCAGACAAAAGAATGCGCGACGCAGACAACTGCCTAGCAGCATCGAAGGCCGCATTAGACGGTCTGTCCGACGCCTTGATGGTGAACGACAAATTCTTCCAGCCAATCGAAATCCGTCGAGTGTTTGGAACAAAAGCAACTGCAAAACTCATCGTTGAAATTTAAGGAGCACACATGCCAAATCCAAGTCGTTACATGAAGAACTCAAAGCTGCACCAAGCACTCGATGTGCTGTCACGCACACCGCTCAACGAGTTAGACCTCAAGCGCAGGATTAACTTCACCGCATCGGTGGCCAGATTCAATGTGCACATCATCATCCCTTTGATCTCTGACGGCATGGTCAAGCGTGTGGAGCTGCTCTACAAAATCACATCGACGGGGGAGGAGACTTTGCGTGAGCTGGGCCGCATCAAGGCCGTGCTGCCGGCCACGAGCAAGTTCGTGCCCACGGGCAGCTACGACGGCAAAGAGCTGACCATGTCATCCGTGCGCATCTCTGGTGACGATCACTTCAAGTGCCCAAGCCGCCGTGGTGACATGCTTTATTACCGTGATGGACGAGTGGAGGCTGTATGACCAGACAAGTCGACCCACAGCAGGCGGTGGACTACCTGATCGCCCACTCGAAGGACTACGCCATCGCAGAGGCCAACAAGGTCTACATGGAAGAGTTCCGCAAGACCGTCAAGGCTGAGTGCATGAAGGACGCAGAGCTGCTCGGCATCAAGACGGCAGCCATCCAAGAGCGTGAGGCCTACCGCTCCGAGAAGTACAAGGCCCACTTGGAGGCGCTCAAAGAGGCCGTGAGGGCCCGGGAAGAGGCTCGGTGGCTCATGATCGCAGCGCAGGAAAGAATCGCCGTATGGCGGTCTCAGGAGGCCAGCAATCGCCGTGTAGAGGGGGCAACTGTATGAAGCTCAGGCAAATGCGCAAGCGCACCCAAAAGCGCATCAAGCACAACCGAGCATGGGACTGGAGCTTTGAGCGCCTCATCCGTGGCGTGTGCGCCGCATACAAGAAGTTTGATGAGCAGGCGCAAGCGGTCTGGATGAAAGCTGTGTGGGGAGTGCAGCCGTGAAGTGTCCATACTGTGGCGCAGAGTCTCGGCTGGCTGGCGGAGATGTGATCTACCCGCACCGGAAAGACCTGCACAAGCTCAAGTTTTGGGCTTGCCTTCCCTGTGAAGCATGGGTTGGCACGCACAAGAACAGCATCATCCACGCACCGCTTGGGCGCCTTGCCAACGCCGAGCTGCGCCAAGCAAAGAAAGCAGCGCACGCAGCCTTTGATCCTGTGTGGAAGAGTGGTCGCATGTCACGCAAGGACGCCTATGCCCTGCTGTCCGCCAAGATGGACTTGCCCACCGACAAGGCGCACATCGGCATGTTTGATGTGGAGCAGTGCAAGAGGGTCGTGGAGATATTCCTGCCAAGGCTCACCAAAGAAAAAGACGGACTGGTGGTGTACGCATGAACAACACGCTTAACGCCAAAGAGAAGGCCTATGTGGGCTTGGTCAAGCTGCTGCCGTGCAGTGTGTGTGACCATCCTCCCCCCAGTGATGCACATCATACGAAGCAGCACCGCCAATACACCGTGGTGGCCCTGTGCAAAGACTGCCATCAAGGCTCACGCAATGGGTGGCATGGCCAACGCCAGATGTGGAAGCTCAAGAAGATGGATGAGATCGACGCAATCAATGTCACCGTGGAGCGCGCACTGGATTTATTGATGCAGGGAAAGGCATAAGTATGGCTAAAAACATTTTGTCTCAATCAATCATTCAAGAAAATTTAACCTACGACCCATCTACTGGAATATTTTTGTGGAACAAGCCATTAAGAGGCAGGAGAAGCAACCGAGTTGCAGGCTCTGTAAATCCGTTTGGCTATGTTGTCATTGGCATTGGCGGAGTCATTCAGTCTGCACATAGATTGGCGTGGATATACATGCACGGATCAATTCCACGAAACAAATTTATCGATCACATAAACAGAGATAGATCAGACAATCGAATTGAGAATTTGCGGCTAGTTAGCCAGAAGGAAAACAACCTAAATCGAAGTGAAAGTAGGAAGAAAACAGAGCCACGATCAAGGTTGAAGCATGTGCTGGCTGGCAAGGAGCGGCTAAATCAAGCCATAAACTTGAATAAAAAAGAAACACAAGTATTAAAAATAACAAAAAAACAACAGAAAGAAAAAAAAGTTTCCCGTTTGTCGAAAATGCTTTCAATCCTTTAATTTCTTGTTAGAATTTCATCACGGTCAACGATTCGACCGGAACGATACAAAGGAACGATCATGACAGCTATCACAAACACCCCCTCTTCTGCTGACGAACTTGGCACACTGTTGGCACAGATCGCCACCCTGACCAAAAAGGCTGAGGCGATCAAGGATGCGATGAAAGACATTGCAAGCAAAGGTGGTGACACCGTATTCGAGGGTGCGTTGTTCAAATGCACATACACCGAGGCAGACCGCACGATCTTCGACAAGGCTGCCTTTGTCAAGGTTCACGGCGAAGAGGCTTACAGCAGCTTCACCAAAACCACCGCTGTGTTCAGCATCAAAACCACAGCTCGTTGATCGGAGGTTGTCATGCAAACACTACTCGGCTTTTGGGCAATCGAAATCCCCAGCTACTACATCACCCGCAGCATCACCATCTTTTGCGCTGATGACGGCTTTGGCAATCTGATCTGGATTCCAAGCGAGTCCTTCCCCGTCCACGCCATCAACACGATCCACTCATGAGCTGGCCGTTCCCACCATTCCCCAACCCGCTGGACAAGGGCACGAAAGTGCCTAAGTTCAACCCAGACAACTACGAGGATGCGCCGTTATGACAAATCCAATTTGGGAAAAGTGGAAGGCCACCGTCAAGGAGGTCTACACGGCAGACAAAGACGCATGGGGTCGCAGAACGCATGTTGAGATCGGCATGAGCGAGTGCGAGGTCTGTAAGCAGGATGCAAAGATCATGCGCATCGACTCGTCCGACGGCGAGTATCACAGCTTTGACTGCTGCAAGCCTTGTTTTGAAAAACTGTGGGAGAAGGCAAATGGCTGAAGAGCTGAACGAATTCCAGATTTGCTGGTGCGTGATTGTTGCCATAGCATTGGCAACTGTGTTTCTAGACATCTTCTTTTGGAGGGCATGATGGACGCATATCTCAACAAAGAGTACATCCGTGGCTTCGAGTCTGGCTGTGACTTCATCGTCACCGAGATCGAGCGTTACGCAAAGACTCGGCATGTTTTCTTGGGCGACCTGCTGGCGCACCTGAAAGGTAAAAATACGGCCTATCCAGTTCAGGACAAGCCACATGATCAAACCAGTAAAGACATACTTTGGAAGGGTACGATGGGTTGAGTCACCACGGGCACGCGAGCTGCGTTGCCCCGTGACCGTCAGCTACATCTTCCAATGTGATGTCTGCAAACTCTATTTTTGGAACATCGATGATGCAAAAGACCACCACGAAACCCACCAAAACGGCGCAGGACGAGCCAAAAGACACGGGTGAATGGGTAGAGTGGGCTAAGGCCAAGATTCGAGCCTTGGAGGCTCGTGTTGCGTCATTGAAAGAAGAGAACACCAGACACAAGAACACGATCCGCGACATGGATCGACGAATTTTGAAAGGCAAGATGTGAATATCAAGGAAAAAATGACTGTTGGATTGGGTATGGCTCTGCTGGGCTTGGCCTTCATGAAGGTCGACGACTACTCAATTTCCACTGTGGGCGCCATCCTTGTTGGCATGGGGCTGACTTTGTTTTTGACCAACCTGAAGGACTGACATGGGCTACCAAGACGAGCAAAAAGCTGTGGCAACCGGCGTGACAAATGGCGTTGTGATGCAACAAGAGTATGAGCGTGGCTTCATTGACGGAATGCAGGAGCAGATGCGCAGATCAGTGGATAAGGCCGTCAACGCTATGGCCGGCGCCACCCGCAACGATGTGCTCGAGGAGGTGGCCTTGCAGTTCGACATGATGCCGGCACTGGGTGACACCGCAGCCAGCTTTGCTGCATTCGTGAGAAAGATGAAGCGATGAGCATAGAAGCATTAAAACGACTGATTGCCGCAGTTGAAGCTATTCCTGAAGATGTTGAAGGATGGATGCCAGATTCTTTGACAGACGCTTTGATTGATGCTCGCCAAGCCATCGCAGAGGCAGAGAAGCAAGAGCCTGTGGCGATCTGCGAATACTGCGAAAAAGAGCGCCCTGTAATTCATGCGCCGCAGCGTGAGTGGGTTGGGCTGACGGATGAGGATCGATTAAAAATTCGCTCCCAAGTGCAGAAGTACACCCCGCTCGACAGCGTGAAATACGGCGCAGCTATCCAGTTGGCCACAGAGCGAGCCTTGGAAGAAAAAAACAAATGAAACACCCAGCCGTATACACGGATGCTTTTTTGCCCATCTTTGCCAACCTATTGGCTGGCTCAAAGAAGGTGCTCGATCCGTTCGCCGGCACTGGAAAGCTGGCGAAGATCAAAGACTTTGGATTTGATGGCATCGTCGTGTGTAACGAACTCGAGAGCGAGTGGGCCAACTCAAGCCCATACCCCGTTGACGAATGGCACATTGGTGACGCTAGGGCGCTGTCGTGGGCTGCTGGAGTTGATGCAATCTGCACCTCCCCGACCTACGGCAACAGGATGGCCGACAGCCACAACGCAAGGGACAGCTCACGGCGCATCACCTACACCCACTACATCGGCAGGAAGCTGACAGAGGGCAACTCTGGCGCCATGCAGTGGGGCGACAAGTACAAGAAGCTGCACCAAGATGTTTGGGCGCAGTGCTGGAGCATTTTGCCCACGGGCGGCAAGTTAATCGTCAACATCTCAAACCACATCAGAAACGGCGCCGAGGTGGATGTCGTCGGCTGGCATGAGGAGTGCATCAATGGGATCGGCTTTGACCTCGTTGAGCACATACGGGTCGAGACCCCAAGGATGAGGTTCGGCGCCAATGCGCAAAAGAGAATCCAGCACGAAAGCATTTTGGTTTTTGCTAAACCCAAGGAGAAGAACACATGACCCCTTTGGTTTGCAAAGCCGTCAAGTTTGCGCCAGAACCAGAGACTGCTTTGTGGTTTGATGTTGGCCAAATGGAGCCCGCACTTGACACCAAGGTGCCCGCAGATTTTCTGATGAATCTGCCCTCAAAGAGAACCGGTATTGTTGGATTGGACACGCAAGGCAAAGACTTTGCTCTTTGGCTTTTGAGTGGTGACGGATCGGTGACCGTGGGCGGCTGTTCCATGTGGCATGGAGGGAAATACTTTCCTCCCTATGCCTATATTTCTACCGGCGAAGGGTTCAGAATTTATCAAAAGGACAAAGAGATAACCATTGAAGATGTCAAGCCCGTCCATCGGATGGTGCTAGCCGTGTTGATAAAGATTGCCAACCAGTCGCAAGGTTACCGCCCCACCCCAAAGCGCACCTTCATCAATCAAAAGCGTCAGTCAAAAGGCAAGCCCGCTCTGACATTTGATTGGCACACGGTGGAAATAGAACCACCAAAACCCAAGAACGATCAACAAGGCGGTACGCACGCTAGCCCACGCCGGCACCAAGTTCGCGGTCATTGGCGCACCTACAAATCAGGCAAGCGAGGGTGGGTAAGTGAGTGCTGGAAGGGGGATGCAAGTAAAGGAACTGTTTTTAAAGACTATCAACTCAAGGAAAAACACACATGAAATACTTAATTCTAATCGCAATCGTGGCCATGGCAGGGTGCAGCAAGACCTGCGAGGAGATGGGTGGCAAGACCACCGCAGGGGCGCCGGTCATGTTCATGGAGGGCGACAAGCTCAAGACCGTCTACCCAACGAGGTGCGAGAAATGATCACACTGGCCATCATCTTCATGCTGATCGACCACACCATGCTGGAGCAATAAATGAGCGAAACGATCTGGAGCGAGGACTTCATCCTGCGCAACCCCAAGCTGGCCAAGCAAGCCATCGACTTCTTGCAGGAGATGATCCGAGCCGAGGAAGCCGAGTCCGAGCGGATCATTGCCCAGTTGAAGCTCAAGATTGAAGACTTGGAGTTGGAAATATTGGCCATGGCCGAGAGGTACGAGGAATGACAAGCCATGCCCTGATGGACAGGGGCTTTAACTCCAAGTTAAACTACAGCCATCATCAACTGAAAGAATCGTTGAGCCATGGCAACCAAGAAGACTCAAATCGCCGAAGAGAGCGAGAACTACAACCCAAAGCCCTTTGCTGAGGCTTTCGCAGAACTTACAGAAGCGCCGCAAACAGAGGAAAAGCAAGCAAACTTGCCTGTGGTCAAACCCAAGAAGACAGGAAGACCCTCCAAGTACACCAAAGAGATAGCAGAATCCATCTGTGAGCAGCTATCCGAAGGTATCCCACTCAGAGAGATATGCAGACAAGATGGCATGCCTGCGTGGAGGACAGTCTACGATTGGATGAGGCAAGATGAGGCGCTTTCCACAGCCATCGCGCATGCACGGGACTTGGGCTACGACAATTTGGCCGAGCAATGCCTGCACATTGCCGACAACCAGATGTTTGGCGAAGAGGTGACGGAGTCTGAGGATGACAAGGGCGTGAAACACATTTCCGTCAAGAGGATTGACATGCTGGGCCACCGCAAGCTACAGATCGAGACCCGCCTCAAGCTGTTGGCCAAGTTCAACCCCAAGAAGTACGGAGACAGCCTGACCCACAAGGGTGACGCCGAGAACCCCGTCGAGATGGGTGTGACCATGCTGGACGCCTTCGTCAAGAAACTGGAACTCAAGGCGCAGGCCAAGAATGCTGAGTGACATTCTCGAGCAGGTCAAAGACCCTGAGTTCCGAGAAGCGTTCCTTGCCATGCCTGCCGAGAAGCAGGCGGCAACGCTCTGGCGCATGGGGTGGCTGGCCACGCAGCACGCACACCAAATCCTCCCGCACGGCGACTGGTGGACGATATGGCTGCTGCTGGCAGGACGGGGCGCCGGCAAGACCCGCACGGCTGCCGAGCAGATTGGCTGGTGGGCATGGGAGAACCCCGGCACACGCTGGCTCGTCTCCGCCCCAACCTCCGCCGATGTCCGTGGCACTTGCTTCGAGGGTGACTCAGGCCTGTTGAGCGTCATCCCGCAGCCGCTGATCAAGGAATACAACAAAGCCCTGCACGAGCTGTATCTGGTCAACGGCTCCATGCTCAAGGGCATCCCAGCGTCCGAGCCTTCCCGCTTCCGTGGCCCACAGTTCCATGGAGCATGGTGCGACGAGCTGGCAGCGTGGGACTACCTCCAAGAAGCATGGGATCAGATCATGTTCTCCGTGCGTCTACCCATGTACGACATCGTGTATCGGGACAACGAGCGCATCGAGATACCCGCCAAGAACAAGATTCTGTGCACCACCACGCCACAGCCCAAGGACTTGATCATCGAGTTGGTGGGCAGGGATGGCGACGATGTCGTAGTGACCACCGCCTCAACTTACGCCAACCTTGCAAACCTGTCAGCCAGCTTCCAGAAGCAGATTCTCCAGTACGAGGGCACGAAGCTGGGACGGCAGGAGATTTACGCCGAGATCATCGACCCCGAAGAGTCGGGCATCATCAAGCGCCAGATGGTCAAGCTGTGGCCACACGGCAAGCCCTTCCCTCGCTTCGAGTACATCATCCAGAGCTACGACTGCGCCACCAGCGAGAAGACAGTCAACGACCCCACCGCAGCAGGCACATGGGGCGTATTCAAGCCGCAGGACGGCCCGATGTCGGTCATGCTCATCGACTGCTGGCAAGACAGGCTGCAATACCCTGAGCTGCGCCCCAAGGTCATCGAGGAGTACGAGGTGGTGTACGGCGAGGGGCAAGACCGCAAGCGTGTTGACCTCATCTTGATTGAAGACAAGAGCGCAGGCATCCAGCTCATCCAAGAGCTTGGGCGTGCGCACCTGCCCGTGCGTGCCTACAACCCCGGCGGAGCGGACAAGATGCAGCGCCTGAACATCGTCTCGAGCGTGTTCGCCCGTGGCCGTGTGTGGGCGCCTGAGAGCAGCGAGCGCCCCGGCTATGTCAAGGACTGGTGCGAGCCATGGCTGAGTCAGCTCTGCGCCTTCCCTGACACCAGCCACGACGACTTCGTGGACATGACCACCCAAGCCCTGCGCTTCTTGCGTGATGCCCAGTGGATCGACATCGATGGAGCACCGCCAGAGCCATACGATGAGGACGACTACATCGACTCTGGCCGCAAACGAATCGAGAACCCCTATGCCATCTAAGAACGAGATCAAAGAGATGTTGGCCATGATGGCTGCATGTCACGAGTTAAAGCAAGCGATCAACACTGGCGCACCCAGCCCCACCGCAAAGAGTGCCTTGGCCATGATCCAAAAGGCCATCGATGTCCGCATGGATGACGAGGAGCGCATGCTCAGGTGGATGGAGGCATCGTGCGCAGCACGGGTGCGAATGTACAAATCACACAGGAGAACCACATGAAACCACTACAAGAAGCCAAGATACTCGAGGCTCAAGTCAGCAAAGAGAGCAGGCAAGCGACGCTTGACACCATGATCGCCAGTCAAATCTCCGTGCTTGAGCGACTGCTTGAGACCAACGCCAAAGATGTTCAATCGCCCGTGGCGTACAACCTTTGCGCAGGCCTGATTGACCAACTCAAGCATCACGCCCCCGCATGCTTTCGCAGCCCAGAAGAAAACTTAGACATCGAGTGCGGCTACCCATCAAGGATTCGACCAATGTTTGGAGACATCAAATGATCCACTTCATCAAAGAGGGCGGCTACAAGAAGATCGGCCTCAACCTCTATCGCACCAAGGGTGGCTTCGTCGTCACATGGGTTTGGTACGACATCCGCAACCGCGAGATTCATGGATGGCGCTGGCGCTTCCGTGCGCACATCCGCCCATGGTTCTTGTTCAGCCGCAGCCGTGACTCAGTCATTGCGAACTACTTGTTTGAGAATGACGCCGTGATCATCGAGAAGGCATTGATTGAAGATCATTCGCCATACCTCAACGAGCTTGTGAAGTATCGAGCTGGCCAAGCTGCCAAAGATAGACTTGACAGGCTCATGTCGGTATGATTGGGGCATTCCCCGCCACTGAGGTCAAGCATGGCTGATGATCTGAACAAACCATCGTTCTACCCCCGCGTCGGTAACATCCGACCCAAACCTCGTTCCCCCTTGCAGCAAGCTGAGATGCGTGAGCGCCCACTCGATGCAGCCATGGGCGCATTGAAGCGAGTGTTGGATGAGGGTTCAAGAATGCTGGACGCCAACAAGGCCACACCGTTTGATGTGACCCGAGGGCTTGTCAGTGCTATCCCCTTCGCTGGCCCACAGTTGGCCAAGCAGTTCGAGCAGTCCAACATCTCTGTGCCGATCGGTGTGAGCTTGGACAGCCGCTCGCCCGGCATCGAGACCTTCGACATGCCCACCAAAGAGCTGATGGACGCCGTCAAATGGTCTGACCTCGTGGGCACATCAGGCGCCAGCCGTGCTGCTGAGAGCCTTGGCTACGGCGAAGCCCCCGACTTCTTTGATGTGTTGGACGCCACAGCCGTTGGTGCTGGCGCATACGGCGCTGCCAAGATGGCGCCCAAGGCTGCCCGTGTAGCCAAGCAAGGAGCCAAGGGCGCAGCCAACTTGGTCGGCAACGCAATCAATGACGCCATGGTGTACAACCAAGGCCCACTCGCCGCCATCACGCCCCAACCCATGCGCATGTTCATTGGCCCACAAGCCAAGACCTTTGATGTTGGTCGAGCCACGAAGGCCGAGGAGATGCTCAAGGCAGGCGCCTCACCCGAAGAGGTGTGGAAGACCACTGGCACGATGATCGGCAAGGACGGCATCCCACGCCAAGAGATCAGCGACGCTGGGTCAGTGTTTCGCAGGCCCGATGAAATTAAAGAGCTGGCAGAAGCGAACAAGCAGCAAATCGCTTTGCGCAAAGAGCAGCTCAAACCATCCAAGCAAAAAGACCTATTCCCCAAGCAGCTCACAGAGGCCAAGCGCCCCGTGCGCGCAGAGATCGAGGCGCTGAAAGAAGATGTGCGCCAGATGTCCAAAAACCCACGCACCCAAGGCGTGGCAGCCAAGTGGACACTCGAGCACCCAGAGCTGTATCGTGCCTACCCCGAGCTGGCGGACATTACGGTCACGCAGAAGCCCACGGTCGGAGCCGAGAAAGGCTCGCTGTCAACGCTTGGCGGCATCA